ATGAGACAGAAGCTAGTAATCTTGCCAAAGCTGAACCATTGCGGAGGAGATCCCGCGAAACAGTGGTTCGTATATTATTCATGCCGCAATCCTAAATCAGGTAAAATGGTCCGGTTCCGTGTTTATGACGGATTTACTGACCTTTCTCCCAAGGAGAAGTATCAACACGCGAAACAACTCATCGACCTCTATTCCGAAAGATTAAAGGCTGGGTGGTCACCATTTACAGATACTTCTGAAGCACTCTACACTGATCATATCGATTATAAAACTGTTGCCGATCTGTATGGGAATAAACGTGCCGGCAATAATACGCTCCGCCCTGCGATATCAGCTTTTCTCGAGGAGCTGCAGCCAGGAGTGTCCGTTGCCACCTTTCAGACTTACCAGTCAAAGTTCCGGATCTTCGCACTCTGGATTGAAAAGCAAGGTCTTGCCGGCAATGACCTTGCGACTATAAACAATTCAACAATAAAAGATTTCTTCTGGTTTCTGATCAGGATCCGAAAGCTCTCAGGTAATTCGATCACAAAATACCGTCGTAATTTAAATGCCCTTTTTGACTACCTCTATAAGAGGAAAATCATTCTCATAAATCCTGTTTATGACATTCCTATCTGTGACAGAATAAATGACCAGGCACCACGACCTATCTCCAGGGATGATATCGACCGGTTCCGGAAGGAACTGATCAAGGATCCAGAACTGTGGCTTGCAGTACAATTCGAGTATTACTGTGCTCTCCGGCCGGGGCATGAATTGCGTGAGATGAAGATCAAGGATCTCGACCTGGTTGCGGGAACAGTCCGGGTTTCACGTTCGCGTGCAAAAAACAGGCATGAGCGTGTTGTTACAATTCCCTCCCAGTTGCTTGAGCAGCTTCGTGGATTCTATCATCTCCAGAAATATGGCAAAGAGCTGTATGTGTTCGGCAAAGGCGGCTGCCCTGGTCACCAACCCATAGGAAAGAATAAACTCCGGTACAAGTTCAATGCTATACGGAAACGCCTGGGTATGCCCTATGAGTACAAGTTTTATTCCTGGAAGCATACTGGTGCCATTGAAGCTGATGAAGCCAACATACCAACCAAGGATATAAGTCGGCACCTGGGGCATGAGTCATTGAAATCAACGGATGCGTACTTCAGAAATAAAAAACCGGGGATATCCCGGGCGATTAGAGATAATTACCCGAGCTTATAAACGCAAGAGTTTCAAATCACTAATTACAAGCCTGTTCTTAAATAACTCTGCAGTGAAAGTATCAACGATGAACTTATCATTACCATAAAATACCGGCCTTGAGAAATCAATCAGATCTTCCAGAGGAACTAGCGTTTCAGAATTAATTGTGCACAATTGCTGTCGATTGAGCTTCCATTCAATTATTTCTCCCAATAACCTGTCAACCAAACCATAGGTACCGCCCCATCGCAAAGCCATGTTAGCATCGTCAATCTTGGCGCCTAAAGCATTATAGACATCAAATGATCCCATAGGATAGGACAATGACGAAGGAGCGCCTGAGGCTGGCACAATATAGCATGGTTGCACCCCTCTGGCAAAGCAGAACATCAATGGATAATCTATAAAAGATGCTGCCCAGCCTTGCAGGTCACATCTTGGAACTACATAGTCTATATCGGTATAACGTGTCTGTTCATTATACTCGAATGATATTTGCCTTACATATGTGTACTGACCAACATGAGATGAATTAATCTCGGTCTCAGATACCTCAGAACCGGCCAAATGCGGGAAACTGTTCACACACCTTCGCTCAATTACATAAGAGCCATCAGAGTTTATTACTTCATAATAGCACGATTCTGATCTCACAAGATAAAAGGTCCTCAAAGGACCTGCTGGAATATCCCGTAGTTTAGCGACTTCCTGAGGAGTGTATTTATACATGTCAGAAATTGAATCGTATCCATTAACCATCCATGGATCTCCTGATACAAATGGCAACCTTACCCCACTAATCCGATTTTTATCAAAACTCTTTAATGCAGTATTGGAGATGATACTCCTGGGTTGTTTCTTCAAAATGTTTTGAATACTGACGATCGAAACACTTCGACTATTCTCCTCAATAAGTGCTACTATCCCAAATCTGTCCCTTAAAGTTTTTAGAAAGTCAACGATCCTGATTCCCGGAACATGATCACTATAGCGGATAAGTGCAGGCTCATTATAACGACGTCTGTATGTATTGAAAACAGTTAACCTTCTAAGATCCGGATCCTCACGGAAAATGTTAGAGTTTATTCTGTATCCATATTCATTGAAAATTGACTCTACAATTAATCCAGCGAACAGATATATCGTATTATTATAGCCTATGCCCGATGGTGGATAAGATAGAAAAGGTTCGCCTGTTTCTTCATCATGATCGACTGGGTTTACAACTTTGCAGTTCTCGCTTTCTTCAACCCCGCTGGCATTAGGCATATAAGCCATAAATACTGCGAAATCATTTTCCGGGAAGGATGCATCAAGGAAATCATTGAAATACTCAACCATATCCTCTTCATCTGCCAGACCTCCTAATGGATAACGATCGCCACCGTAAGATAAATCTCTCAAAGTCTTATCTCCCACAGCAAGATAGAATGCCCCTCTTTCAGGAATAAACGATGCTTCAATAGTTGCTTCAGAAGCTTCACTGACCTTCCAGGTTCCCAGATATTCGTGATGTCCGATTTTAATCTTGCCTGCTACTAGTGTCGAGTTATTGATTCCTTTACCAGATGGCCAGTTAAATGCCTTTTGTACTGCCAGGTTATTTCCGTTAAAAGTAATCGGGAAGGAATAACCTCCCATATCATTGAGAATAGGATTAAAGTATTTTATGCTCAGAGCTTCAGATAGAGGTACCTGAATATTATTGACATATAGTTTTACTGTCATTGGGCCAGTTCAAAATCATCAGCAAAAGATTCGTTCGCAAGATTACCGGTGATTTCCTTGGTAAAGAATTCATCAGTAAATGCGTTTGTGAACTCAAAGGAATAACCCTTGAGGTTGTCACGGTCCCTGCCATGGTCAAAGGATGTATTCAATAACCTGATCGGGACCAGGCATTGTTTTGTTTGTAGTCCGGAATTATCATAGGCTACTTTCGCATAGTATATCTCTTTGCTGAGGGCAAAATCACGCAACCAATTCCGGAACTCTTCCGCATCACCATATCTTGACAACCAGCCTACGCTTGCTTGAAATACTCTGCTTTCAGAAGTATGAACATCGATCTCCTCTCTGTCAAGGAAGCTAAGATCGGCCCCGGGATCCTGAACAACCGTTTCTCTGGAGAGCTCCTCACTGCTGCTTAAGATACCCGTCACACGCAACACATCATAAGCACCAAGCGAATTTTTAAATATGAAATACCTTGTGCTGGGATATTCTTTGTAGTCGACCACGAAGGTTCTCACTTCAGAAATTACTACATCCAATTGATTAGCTAACCAAACATCTACCTTAATAAGATTCTCAGTAGATATATCGCCGTCATCAACAAACGGAATAAGACCAAGTAAGATTTCATAGATCCCTTTATCAACAACGCCTTCTTGTGAATCAATGGTTAGTGTCTCATCTGTGCCGTTCGCAAAATAACTTTTTGCGACCACACGGATTGTGGTTGCTCCTGAATAGTTGAGATAATAGAGCTTGATCGGCTCTTGCGGAGCTACCCGACGAAGTAAAGGAGCCCAGCTGAGGAAATACTTGTTTGCCTGGAGCTGGGCCCAGAATGTTGTTGCTTCGGTGTTATACTTAGCAATCTGCCGGAAACTTAGTCCGCCTCCAATTGCCACATAGGAGCCGCTCTCCTGCAATGCCTGGTATTCACTGTCACCCCATCGCTCTCCATACAGAAAGTTCCACTCTACTGACATGTCTGCCCGGGCTCTTATCATATCTTCTGTCGGCCCAGGCTTTTCCGGCCAGGTAAATGTTGACTCAATAAATGCCTGCAGGTACCTGCTTACATCAACTTCGGCGAGACCCGACTCATCTACATTCAACAGTATCTCCGTGACAAACTCTCCTCCTACATATAGTAGAACCACAATGTAATAGAACGGCTCCAGCGTATAATCAGTACCGTTCTTATTCGTCTCTGTCGGAGTCACATCGATACCTGGTCCGGCCGTGAACTCCTGCGAGTATGCACTTCCCTCCAGTTTGGCTGTCAGGGTTATTTCTGCTCCATCCACCGAAAGGTCATAATATCTTGCAATCAGGTAGTTCTTCTCAAGATCAGATGCTATCAATGTAACCCAATTTGCAAGAGTCAGTGCCACACTGTTGTCGTGAAATTCTGTTCCGCTGTTATCCGGGGCTGTTTTACAAGTGAATCGGACTGTTTGGCCCGCTAATAATAGGTCGAAATACTCGTCAGCAAGGGTCACTGCTGTCCATAACAATATTACCTCAGCTTTGCTACCTGCACTAGAGATAAGATTTGTTGATGCCTCAAATTTTAAAGGCACAGGATTGCCGGCAAGAACTACTGCCGGCAGTGTATTTGTGAGAGCAACCTGAGCACCAAGAGCCATTTCAGTTCAGTTCGTATACTCCTACCAGGTCCAGGTTATCAATTGCCCATTGTCTTGATCCCTCCGGATCATTATCCCAGTCACTCTCATCCATCAGTGGAGAGCATAGCAGTTCACGCATTATCATGTGCGAGAGCTCAATGCAATATACCTTCTTTGCAGCCTGGTCACCGGTCCGTCCCCGCCATTTACCTGTGAAGAACTTGTACATGAAGTCGATGAAGTTCTTCAGGTCGTAAGGGATCCCCGCGTTATATTTCAGAGTAATGATCCCAACTGAAGGCTCAACTCCAGGGTTTATACGATAGATTACCAGTCTCCGTTTCTTGCCGTCATTATAGTACTCCTCAAATGGGGCACATACAGATACCGGAAACTTTGCTCCACATACAATACCGTTCACCATCACGTCTGTGTGATTGACAGGCTTCCTCCATATACGGCGAAACCGGAGAACATACAGACGCATCCAGAACTGGATCTGTCTTGCCAGAAACCCATAACTACGAACATAAATCAGGTATGCTCCTTCAGTAAGGGCCGGGTTGATTTCTGCTAGTGTTTTCATTGTGTGAGTTCTTTTTTTGCTTGTTTTACTTTTGTCTTGAAAATCTCATAAATCAACGCGGCAAGACCAAGACCCAGCGCGAAGCTAATCGTCAGAGATCCGATTGAGAGCACCCATTCCGGCATGAAACGTGATACATCCAATTTAAGATCCTCCGTCATGAAAATTATCAGCAATGCCATATCGACCAAAACTGTCGCAGTAAGTTCCGGCCAGTTATCGAACCACCAGAACTTCAGGCTAAACGACTGATCCTTTCTTCTACGGTTGCCATACTTCGTGATAAAACATACCAGGATGCCTATCAGGTTAAGAAGAATGATTAAGAACGTGTGCATGGTTATAAGTTATTAAGTACAAATTGTCCGTTATGGTATACTCCTTGGGATCCAACTACCAGGATCGGGTTTGATCTCCACTCATAAGCTCCGATATCAGGTAGACCTATTATCGAATGCCCAAGGTAGTCTGATGTGAGGCCAATATTTATTCCTGCATTAATACAAGATGACCCTTCCTGCAGTCTAAGATCTGTGGAAGATCTGACCATTGGATCACCAGTAATATTGTTGCTTTCAATTAGATTATCGTATGTGACGGCTCCATCATAATAGACACTAGTTGTTGTGTTGCCGTAGAAATCGTTATTTGTAACTGTCGGATTATATATTGTTGGCGTTCCACTGCCGTTTAGGGTAAAGCGTATGGGTCTACCGAAAACTCCATTTATTATGTTGTTTTGAATGTCCAGATTTGTAATATTACCCCATGCAGAAACATGAATACCGGCATATGAAGCTAAAGCTGCTGTTATTGTGTTGTTCTGAATCTTTATGTTACTAAATGGAACTCCTATAGCATCATTCCAGTTAGACAAAATGATAATTGCACTACTGTAGTTATTAGTTGTATTTCCAACACCCTCGATCACATTTAGTCTGATTGTTACATTATCTGAACTGATTTGACAATTGTTCAGCCAAATTGCGATCCTGGGATGTTTGAAATAGTTCCTCTCAACAATAATGTCATCCTCATAATCAAAAGATTCAAGGTCTATCGCAGGCTGAAAATGATCACCTGCAGGAGGAGGAGCTTCATTGATAAAATTATTATGATGGAACCACCCACCATAATCGTATGTTCCTTTCTGAGAACCAGAAAAGTCAAAACATGCAGCACCGAGAAAGTTACAATATGCAAACTCCATCCCTCCATGGCTGTAATGAATCTCAGCAAAGAAATTCCACCCGGTACCATTCAGATCATTCTTGACAAAAGTTGTATGTAAAATCTGTAAACCATAATTCTGATAACCTGCAATAACATCAGCATTCTCACCATCTATACGACCCCTTTGATCTAAAATACAGCTATCTATTAGTAAGGCAGAGGTACCCTCAAACCGAATACACCCGGATGTAGAATTTCCTGCATATTGAGTACAGTTAATTATCTGACAATTAATTATAGAATTATTGGTGGCGAGTGTATTTGTAGGAGTGGTGTTATAAATTGAAGCTGTTCCATCAATCCATATCCCATTATAAAGGAAATCATGCAAATAACAATCACGAACAGTGATATTGCTGCGGAAATTGATTTTTATAGCACATACTCCGGTTAGTGAGTTACCATCAAACTCAATACCTGAAATAATAGCCGTACCATCAATTGAGTTTCCAGACGCTGTATTGAAATTGAAAACGGGATTTAACGCCGTTCCAGCAATTATCTTAACCTGTCCAAGTGCAACGATAGAAACGCCGGGCATAAAACTACTCTGAGAAGTTTCTGTGTAAGTTCCAGCTTGTGAAAAAACTGTATCACCAAATGTTGTTACTGAAGTTGAAGCCTTATAAAACGTTGCCCAGGGATAATCAGGTGAACCTGTGCCCGTTTCATCATTACCATCTGCAGCAATATACCAGTTACTTGCTGATGCGAGCAGTGAAATGACCAACAGCGGAATAATAAGTAGTTTCTTCATCGATAATTATTTTATTCAATTGAACCATCCCAGCCGGCTATCCTGGCGAGTAGCCACCACATAGCTTTACCCAACCTCAGGGCCCCAACCTCTCCAATGTGATCTTCGGCGTAATCATCGTTATAAGCCCCCTCATTCCAGGAGGCATCGTAGTTTAATAGATTATCTGGATGTATTTGATCATGGTACCGGAGATCCCCACCATCATTCCATGCAACCTGATAATGTTCGTTTGCATTATTGTAAACGAGTATGTCTGCGTAGTCAAACAAAATAGCATCTTCATGAGCTGCCACATACTCCCTTATATGAGTGTTTTTCAGCTCCCGCTGAAATGCATTCTCGGTTCCAGCATTATCGTCTACCGGTCCGGTCGTAAATATTACTATTGTTGGAATCGAATTATTTGCCATGTACGTATTGTACGACTCCATCGCGGCCAGGTAGGTATCCATACATGTGGCATTTCCTGTTAACGCCTGATCCGCGGCATCAAGCCCCCATCTGCCATTCGCATCACCGGCCCAATGTATATCATATACTGGATCTAATCCACCACCAGGAGCGTTATTCCATGTCGTTTCATACGACCATCCATTAAAAACTACTGTATACGGGTTTCCCCCGGCATCCTGGCCATCAATTACACTACAGTAACTCGAGACATCATCGAGCCAAAAATTTATGCTACTCATCCATGGCCGGCCAAGGCGTAGATAACTTGTTGAGTATGTCGGTGGAGGATCGGCTGAATAAGTTGTAACCTGGTAGGTTGAGTTGAGCAGTTCAAGCAATTCAACTCCCGCCTGGTACCCCATACCATGAGACATTCCAGAGGCCCAAACAAGCATCTTTTTTACTTCATCAATCCATACAGAGGGGATATCATCGTAAAGATCCACTACCGTATGGTCGGCAATTATCTGAGTAGGAGTTGGAGGTGCGGATGGAGGACTTTTAATTAGGAAAGAACTCCCACTTACGACCAAATTTCCGTTGTAAACAATTAATGTATCCTGTGAATGCAGTATTGAAGATGCAACAATGAAGAGCATTAAAAAAAACCTTTTCATAGGTAAATATTAATTAGGGTGTTATTGAATATGCGTTGTAAAAATAAGTCTTCACATCAGTTCTATTCTGCGCGGATTCGTTGTTACTCCTTATAATAACTTCCTTTATACTCATATTGGCATTATCTGCGTCGTATCCTATGTAGTAGGTTCCATCAAGAGCATTTGTTCCCGCATTCCCGGTAACAGGCGTATCATCATTCCATTGAATAGATGAACTGGCGCCGTTTATTGTAGCGGTAATTACTCCGTATGTACCTAAATCTGTGGTAGCAAATAAATCGTACTGGCCAGCGTATAAAAGAATATCACCGGTTCCCCCGGCCTGATTAATCCTATTACTTGGAAGGGAGAAATATATTATGGCATGGCCATCCGCCCAATCCGTAAGTCTGACAACTATATATACTGTAATTGGTATACTTGTAGGTGCGGATGAAACATAAAGACCGGCAGATGAGCCATAAGTAAAATCAATCTCCCCATTAGAAGCATCCCATTGAGCCCCCGGGGTTCCCTGTCCTGTCCAGTCATGATTGTTCGGACCAATGTCATTAATTCCAGTTATCTGTGTTCCATTTAATGTGAGGTTAGCTGCTGCAGCTTTCACCCAGGTAAAAGTAATACCATCACTTGTTAAGAATGAAGGGGGCTCAGATGACCCTCCCGATACATGTATAGAAGAAGCGACTACACCAGGGATTAATTGCCCGTTGACAGTTATCCCTAACAATACAAGAATTAGTAAACAATAGAGTCTTTTCATCATTGTATGTCTCCTATTAGTAACCAAGTATCCGTCGCCGTTTTTAATAGAGTACATGAACTATATTGTACCCTTAGCCCCAAAGCACTACCGGCGCTGTTTATCGTAACACCGGATCCGGCGGCTATTGTTGTCGTGCCTGCACCAGTCTGTGCTACTGTTACCTGAGTACCCACCGCAAACGCCACACTACTGTTAGGTGGAACTGTTAATGTATTTGCCGAAGCATTTGTCATAGTAATTATTTTACTTGCATCTGCGAGTACTAGAGTATAACTAGTGCCAGTTTGAGCATTATAGGTGGTCACTATTGTTTTATTTGTAAGAGTCTGAGTATCCGTGGTTCCCACAATAGTACCGCTTGGTGCCGCTAAAGAGGTACCCCAGGAAGAGCTTCCAGAGTATACAGCAATACCTGCTGTTGGTGGCCAGGTCATTGAGCCGCCTGAACCATTAGCCACCCATGATCTTACCCCTGCAGTAGTAGAAGATAGTACATAACCGTCCGTACCCGGATTACCGAGAGCAGCTTCTTTTAGAGCTGCAATACTATCAACCTGCCGTTGTGTATAATAATTTCCACCACTAAGTGTATCCTCCTTCATTACTGCAAGATCATCAAGCTCTAGACCTTCACCTATACGTTCATCGAGAGCAGCTTCAATGGAATCTTTCTGATGATCTAATTTCAACTTATCGGCGGCTGACATTGAACCAGCAGAAGAAGTAGACACAGGGTCAATAGTTCCGGTGATTACATTCCCGGAAAGAGTCAAACTTAGGGGAGCTGTTCCAGTTGCAGAGGTCACCCTGTAGGTATATGCTGAATTCCAATTAGTACTATTGTCAGTTATTGAAGAACCCCAGGCGGATCCTGTAGATAATGGTATGCCTGCACCAGGATAAATCATTGAACCACCCCCTTGGACTACCCAAGATCTTACTCCTCCAATAGTAGAAGATAGTACATAACCGTCCGTACCAGGATTACCGAGAGCAGCTTCTTTTAAAGCCGCAATACTATCAACCTGCCGTTGTGTATAATAATTTCCACCACTAAGTGTATCCTCCTTCATTACTGCAAGATCATCAAGCTCTAGACCTTCACCTATACGTTCATCGAGAGCAGCTTCAATGGAATCTTTCTGATGATCTAATTTCAACTTATCGGCGGCTGACATTGAACCAGCAGAAGAAGTAGACACAGGGTCAATAGTTCCGGTGATTACATTCCCGGAAAGAGTCAAACTTAGGGGAGCTGTTCCAGTTGCAGAGGTCACCCTGTAGGTATATGCTGAATTCCAATTAGTACTATTGTCAGTTATTGAAGAACCCCAGGCGGATCCTGTAGATAATGGTATCCCTGCTCCGGGATACACCATTGAACCTCCCTCCCCTATGGTAATATCACCTGAGCCCAGCACTGATGTACCATTGATAGTTTTAATGGTGGTCCCGGATACAAGAGTATTTTGCTTAGTTCCCAGAAGAGTGTTAGTCTGCGTCTTTGTATACCTGATCAGCATACTGTCCGAAAGGGCCGTTATCTCAGATTGAGGATGTATATGAGCCTCGGGTGTAAAAGTTGAAGGTTTCCCGGTTACTTCAGCCCAGGTAGGTGCATAAGATACGGACTTATATAGGCCAGAGTGATCTCCCCAACTATATGCCGTATTCCAGTTTGTAGAGTTGTCAGCAATTGATGTACCCCATGCTAATCCCGTTGACACGGCTATTCCCGCTCCTGGATAAACCATTGAACCTCCCTCCCCTATGGTAATATCACCTGAGCCTATCACTGATGTACCATTGATGGTCTTAATGGTGGTTCCGGACACAAGAGTATTTTGCTTTGTTCCCAGGAGAGTGTTGGTCTGCGTCTTGGTATACCTGACCAGCATGCTGTCCGATAAAGCCGTTACTTCAGATTGAGGATGTAAATGAGCCTCAGGTGTAAAAGTTGAAGGTTTCCCTGTTACTTCAGCCCAAGCAGGTGCGTAAGTTATGGACTTATATAGGCCAGCGTGATCTCCCCAACCATAGGCTGTGTTCCAGTTTGCTGAATTGTCTGCAATAGTAATTCCCCATGACGTCCCATTTACAACCAAAGGAATTCCAGATCCTGATGGGTATTCCATTGAGCCACCCTCCCCAACGGTAATATTACCTGAACCCAGGAGAGATGCCCCATTCACAGTTTTAATTGTAGTCCCTGATATCAGGGAGTCCTGCTTTCCATTCAGTTGAGACTGTATTGTCCGGCTTGTATCCACCCCAGCCAGCATCTGGAACTCCTTCGGTTTGATGTTGGCACCATCCAAAACAGCAAGCTCTGAAGCATCGATGTTGTACAGTCGGTTGTAGTTGACCAATTTGATGGGTTCGTTAGCCTTGCGCCAGGCTGTCGGCCAACTGTCACCGGTATGGGTATTGGACCCGGTTCCCAACTTTATCTCCTGCAGCTGCCCGAATGCATTAACTACTATTACCAGGGCGATAATGAATACAATAATCCTTTTCATCCTTACTTGTTTTCCACAATTTTATGTCTGTTCCATCACCAAAAAAAGGACAGCAATCGCTTCCTATTTACTAGCTATATCAACAAGCACATAAGTAGCCAGTCCCGCTGTGATCGTACCCAGTACCCTGTTCCACCATGTCTTTCGCTTAACTTCCGCAGTGCTTATTGAAAGTTGTCCTCTGAGGGATGATACCTGTTGATCTGCCAGTGTATTGCTTTCTGTCAGAATGCTGTTCTGATGTTCAAGGTTTACAATCAAATCTGCCTTTCCCGAAGTCACCGTATTGCACTTATTCAGCAATTCCTTCTGCAACCCAAGTTCATACTCCTTAAGGGTCAGTGCCGATACATCATGCCAGATCCATCTGACCTGCTCCCCGGAAAAGGGAAAACATAAATCCTCAGCGGTCGGATATACATTCTGAAGCTCGTTATAAGCAGTGTCATACGGTGCTTCGACCATATGAGCCAGAATGACGCTATTCTCATACTCAAGTTGTACCAGGCGTTTCTGCAGAGTAACATACCGGGCTTCCTTTAGCTGATTCCCCTGGTGGATCCTGGTGTACTCAGCCTTCAGTATCCTCAGGCTGTCAGCATACAGGTTCCTCTCAATAGTTATCGCAGCCGTCTCTTGGGAGAAATGCGCCTCGCGGTCCTTGATCACATCAAGTTGCTTCTTTAGCACGAAGTTGTCAATCAGCGTAAAGAATAACACTGCTGCCACTATGATCAGCAGCCCCGTCTTCCAATCAGTTCTCTTCTTCATCTTTTTATCTGTTGTGGATGGATAAAACCTAAAAGCACTATCCCGTTCTTTATCGGGTTGAAATTGATGACCCTTTTAATCCTGGCAACTGTATAGCCCTCACGTCCACCTGCAGGGTTTGTGTTTCCGTCGATAGTACATAGTACTCCATTAATAGCAGTCTCGACAATAGCCATATGACCGGACCAATGTGGAGAGCCTTCTCTGTATCGTTGGAATACAGCCAATGCACCAGGTTCGGGATCCCGGTCCGCCTTCCAGTCGGCTTCCCTGGAAAAATTTCTGAATGTTTCAACTGCCGACCCTGAGAACAGATGGTTGATATCGTGCTGTATTACCGGTTCCTTAGCATAGGCTTCCATCCAGACCAGTTCACCAAAGTAGGCGCACCAGGCTTCCGATGGCTTCCAACCCCTGGCAATCATCTTCTTCTCGAAAGCTTTGTCATACCATCCCCGGTTCCCAGGCTCTTCATCCTTGCCGAGGTAGCCGATAGCAATTCTCAATATGTCTTCATTTGCCGTCATGGTCTTCCGGGATCTTGAGAACCGTTTTAATACATGCAATAGATCTATCATGCCGTTCAATCTTCTTTTCTGAATTTCTGAGTCTTTCATCGAAACCTTCCATGGTCTGGTTTAAGAGTTGCACAGATACATTCAATCCCGTAACCGATTCATTAAGTTTGTCCGTTGTGCGTATTGACCTGCGGAAGTAGAAACTTAGAAAGTATCCCACTATGGCGAGGAGCAATCCAATCGCGCCCATTACAATCTCAAAGAGGTGGCTAGTTGTAAGTGACAATTCCATAATTGCTTTCAGTAACATTATTTACCAATTTTAATCGTGTACTCATTACTAAAAAAGGACACATCAGAGCGAGACCGAATCCTCAAGCTCGGTCAGTTTGTTCATTGTCCTTCGTACCCCATCTGCCTCTTTCATGCCGAAGTAGGTACGTACACCCTCTTTCTCAAGCATATTCAGAAGCCTGAGGTTCGCTCTCATCAGAGCCTTCATCTCCGGATCCGTAAAAGCTGCTGGTACAGTAGCGGTGCCGGGCACCTGATTGTTTCCGGCATATCCGCCGGCAGATAACCCGCCTCTTTGGACCTGCTCAAGAGCTTCTATCATCGGACCATAAACCGGGGAACTGACCAATGCGCTGTTAGCAACCCATTCACGTTTATGAATTACACTGTCTCCAACAATACCAGCCGGTTCATATATTCCACCCCAACCGGTAAAACCTCCTGTGTAAAGGTTCTTCTTTAAACTTGATGTAATCCCCGCTAGAACTGTATTTATTATAACAGCTAAGGCCGTGCCAGTGCCTAGCCCAATAAAACCTTTTGTCCCGACTTCACGCATCATTGCCTGCGCTATATATAAATTTGCAAAATTCCTAAGGGAATCGAGAGCAAGAATTAGTAGCTGCTTAGCTGCTTGCTTAGCAGAAATCTCTCCGTCAGCAATGGCTTGTCCCAAAATTTCTCCAACTCTCGAAGCATAGTCTATGTAGAGCTGCACCTTATCAGCATACTGTTCTCTTTCTTTCTCAATAAGATCTTCTCTTTGCTTGATGATTTTATCATTGACTTCCTTGTCAACCTCAGCTCTGAATTCTGCATCCTTTATGGTATTCTCCATCCATTTGGGGCGTAACTTCTCATACGCATCATCAATATTCTTCCGGAGATCCTTAACAGATTTCTCAATGCTCTTGCGATTAAGCTTGTACAGATTCAGGATATTGAACTTGTCATCCTTTGTGTCGTCACCACCTCCGCCACCTGAGCCTCCAGTACTGTCACCGCCACCACCTTCGGTACCTGAGCCTCCAGTACTGTCACCGCCCATATCTAATCTCTGCATTAACGCTAAGCGTTCATCTATAAGTTTTTCCAGGATTGCTTGTTCACTCTCTATTTTTGCTTCTGCATCTTGGAGCTGTTTTTGGTAATCTTTAATATAATTCTCAAATACGCCCGTCATTTGACCAGTAACAGGGCTCATAACTTCTTTATCCAAACCGACTCCAATATTCTGAAGATCCTGAAGCTTCTTAAGTACGGTTGATTTACTTGCTAATATTTTATTAATCTCATCTGCTCTTTTAGGATATCTTTCCATTGAGGACATAATTTCCTTCAGAATAAAATCTTCCTTTTCTACCTTTTTAAGATTAGCCGCTGCTATCTTATTAGTCTGTTCCTCAATTTCTTCATCTTTACCCTGAAGAATTATCTTGTTAACCAATTGCTTGTTATATTCAATTAAGGCATCACGTGTGGCAAGGGTAGCTTTTTTCTCATCATCCAGGGATTTAACAATATCCGGAGCCAGGGTCTTTAACTGTTCATATATTTCAGCTCTTCTTTCTGCTGGCGTATTAACATTATACAATTCTGTAGTCAGCTTGTTGACTGCCTTTCCTTCCGCCTGAAGTTTATCTACTGCATCAGCCTTAAAGTACTCAACCACATTTTCCTTCATGGTCCGCCACCAGCGACCAGCTTCTTTCTGTGTACGCAGGAGTTTATTACCCTCAGTTGTATATGCGGTCTGGGCATCAACAGACTTTTTCATAATAAGCTCCAGAGTTGCCATAGCTTCTGCCTGGGCTGTAGTCGCACCTGTTTCTTCCTTCTTCTGTTTTACAAGGTCCCGATATTCCTCCGAGTCCTTGCGTATTGCAATACCGAGTTGCTTCAACTGCTCATTCTCCCCAAGCATTGCTTTGGTAAGAATAGTCGAGATCTCTGCCGCACCTATACTGCCTCCGGTCCATTCATCAAGAGCTCCCGTTAGGCTCTGTAGCTGCACTGACATCTCAGCAGCCCTTTGCCTGGCAAACCCAAGAGGGATAAGAAGGTCTGCCGTCTGAGCCGACATTGCGATAAATTCATTATTTGTCACCCCCATCCTCTTTGACAACTTCTCCGCTTTCTCTTCAACATATCCAAGTGAATCACCGAATACAATAGAAGCCCGCCTGGCATCCGATTCCATCCTCTTGCTCAAGTCGAGCATCTGCTTGCTTGTCTGTAATAATTTAAGAGCAAAAGCTGATACTGAGGCGACCGGCAGTATCCCGCCTATTTTACTCCAAAGGCCATTACTGACCTTCAGACTTTGGTTGTGATCATCCAGTATCTGTTTAAGCCGGCGAATCTCAGCAGTCTTTTTAACATACTCCTCAGATCCCACGGTCATTCTGGCTTGTGCGTTTACAAGCGCATACATCTCTTTTTTGATCGCGGCAATGTTGTTCTCTACCTCCTTACCGTTTATGAAGATATTGATGCTCCTGTTATATGTCTTGTCGCTCACTTTATTATCGTCTTATTACGATCAAACCAAATCGTGGATCTGACAGCCTGGTCTGCCCTCATATCTGCAACTAGATTAGCAAGACCTTCAAGTCCTTTGTCAATTACAGGATTAAACCAGTCAACTGGGGATCGACTTATAGAAAGGCTACTGATCATTTTAGGTTGATACTCCCGGCCCATTTGCCTTTTTGTAGTTTTCAAATGCGATGATACAGATCCACTCACCCTCATTACACTTCCTCCAACCATCGCGTACCCCCGGCCGACTCCTTTATGCAAGAAAACCCCATGCTGAACAAACCTATAGGAGATCTTATCTATCTCACCATAGTACTTTCGCATACGCGCTTTGAAAGACTTCAGCAGTTCACCTTTCCCTTTACTTGTAAGCATAGATATCCTGGCTCGAATCTGCTGGCCCATATCATAGCCATAATTCGCAACACGAGAATTGAACTCATCACTGGTTATTATTCTGGGCTCACTATCCATCGGCTTTCATCGACTTTACAGTTAACCGGACTTCCCAGGGTGAAAGAGAACCTTATGCCATACTGTCCAAACTGCTGAACCTTCAACAGGATCCCATCACTTTCATTAAGACTAAAACCACGGAGCACAGGCACCAGTCTCGATGCTTTATCTGAACGCATCTTAACCAGGATATCATCACCAATCTTCTCCAGCTTGTCAGTTACTTCCGCGATCTTGTTAAAGTTGTTAGGATCCGGAACATGATCCAGCAACATAAAAGCCCCGTTCCGGCGCTTGATAATGTTGTCAGAATTCGAATCCTGGTAATTGAAGTCATATCCTTCGAGGACCAGGGCAGGATACTTGATTTTTGTGCACATGCCAGTAAGGAGTTCTTCTACCTCAAACCTGTAGAAGTGCTTCTCTGTCGCAGAGTGTCTTATCTCAATATGTTCCCTGGCCAGCTTTTCAAAGTAGCTCACCAGGTCAGCGAATTCTGCTGCCATGTTTCTGGTATTCCTTTATTCTGTTATTAAGAAACCTTAGCGCCTGGGAGAGAGGCATCGCTTCCAGGTCCTTATATTTCTCAGGAGAATCTCCGCACATGATGTCAAAGACCCTTACCCATCCGCCGCTTTTTTGAGTCGGCTTCTTCTTTTTGCTGTCCGCCTTCTGGAATACATTCGAGTAGCTCTTGGCAAGCCACTCTCTGATCAGAGCATAGTTTTGAAAGATTGCAATTCTCTCTTCTCTGCTAAACCGCTTGATATAATCAGCCCTGACATCGATATCGTCATCATTGAATTCTCCATCCAGGTAATAGCAGGCAATAAACCGATCAAGGTCCTCCTGCTTCCCATTGCAATAACTCTCAAAGTACGAATCGGCGAAGATGAACTGCCCGAACGTCACCCCCTTGAGTCTTGGCTTTGGTCCTTTCAACCTTCCCAGCCTGTCAAGGATAAACCGGTCGCAGAATGTGCTGCTGTTCAGGGCCTGCATCTGTTGCACAATGCAGTACTTCTGATAATCATCCATCCTCCTGATCAGCGATCGCTTTATTCCCAGGAAGACCCTGACAATAATATCTTCACTCTTAAGCCAGGCGTCTCGAGATAAGATAAACAGGAACTGCTGCACGGTCAACTCATTCCACCTTGATGGCATTCTTGCCTCGATGGTTCGCTGTCTACGACATAGAAATGGTTTGTATTCTATGGTAACCGGGATCATAAAGCAAAGAATGTCTTTTTACCTTCATTATCCCTTGAATAGACATTGCCGGTGGGGATAGTATAACCCGGAAAAGTATTTATTGTGAGCCAGTTTCTAAGCACATTCAGGTATTGATCTCCTGCCCTTTTGTAATAATTGTAAGCCCCGTTACTATTATGGTTCCGCTCTGCAACCCTGGTCTCCGAGTCCGGGAACAGAGAGTTTCGCTGCTCGAAATAGAAGCCCTTATCGGTCAGTGTCCCTGTCGTCTTAATCAGGAGCGCTACACTCAGGAAGGCAAGAGGCTTACGTATTTGTGTCTTCAATTGCAGATACGTTTCTCCCGGTTCATCTTTGGCAAGTTCTGATATCAGGGCTGCATAGACAGTGGTCCCTAAAACAGACATTATTTCGCTGTCCATCACCTGCTGTATGAAAGGCTGAAGCCTCAGGAAAATCAGGCGGCTATTGGAGATATCACAGATCTTGTTAAAAACCTTGGTGTCCGGGATGATGCTTTCCTGACGAAGTGTATAAGCCTCGGTGTCCTCCCAGTTTTCAAAATACTCCAGGTTATCCTCCAGGTATGTCAATATATCATCAATCCCATCCAGGCCAATCGTCCTGAAGTAATTCTGAGCTTTCTCCTCCTGGTACTTGTACAAGCCCTTCTGATACTGGCTTTCCGTACGGGTAAAACCCATATCAGACATCGAGATATTGAGGAGATCAAATCCCAGGTAATACGCCAGGTTGATCTCGGATACCTGAACCAATTTAAGCAGCCCGGTAAGCTTGTCCTTATCAGATCCACTGCCATCTGAATCTTCAATGACTGTCTGGTCCGTGGTACCCCCCGACATGTCAACTGTCCCCTGGTCATTGTCGGTAGTAAGAGGTTCTGCCGGCCATATGGTTGGATGAGTGTGAAATTTCTGGAGCTCATCATAAAGTGTTCTTCCAAGTACTGGCAGTATATACTTCCGTTCAGCAGCTTCAATGAAAGGCCAGAGTCTTTGACGATCCGTTGCTGTTGACACCGGCAGGATCCCTTTTACTTCCTCCAGAAAAGTCGTATCGTTTTCAGAAAAGAACATCAGCTGAGTACATTTTTAGTGCCGGCACCGGTGTCCAGCGTGGTTAGAATTGTATTCCGGAACCTCAGTTCCACATCCTTCACTCCGTTAAACCGGAGATAACACTCAATCGGATCCAGGAGGTTCTGCCTGTCGATCCATGCATTTGCAATGTTTACCAGGAATGCCTCCCTGATATTTGATCCTCCCTGGTTCCCGGCATATGTTCCACCGGGCATCCCGGCACCAAGGAGGTTCGGATTGATCATCAGGGTAAACATGATCTCACTGTTTGCTGCAGCTGAAGTTGTGAGTTTCTCTACTGCTGTAAGGTCATTTTTCAGCTCTTCAATCACCCACTGTTCTTCGGCCTTGCCCATGGGTCCCATCTCGAAGCCGGTGAATAACGCTTTGCCCGCGTTCTCCGCGCTACATAGATTGTCCTCAATTTTGTTCTGGTACTCGTTTATCTTCTTCTTACGTTCTTCCTCATTCGCATAGTCGGCTCTTGGAAACATACGATCCCAGAAAGCATATGGGATCTTCACATGCCATTTAATCCCCAGGGCATTCTCATAGATCTTCTTGATGTATTTCGGTACCAGGTGAGCGATGTCAATCCATCCGGCAAGTTCTGCCGATCTCCAGATCGGCCCTGCGTAATAATCTTTATTTGACCAGCTGTCAGTCATCGGGTATCCCAGTGTGCTCTTCCCCAGCTTGCGTGCCAGACGCCTTGAGTTGAGATCATCCAATGGATCATATTCAGATAGCATTGGGATTACCTTAACATTCTCCTCCTTCGGTGTTTCAGGCCAGTCTCCGGAGATAATACAATTCTCAATCTCACCAGCAGCGTTGGCCTCTGTCAATCTACAGTAATATGCATTGATTGAATTAATTCCGACAATCTCTCCTCCAGTACTGGGGATCAACTCCGGGAAAGCACGGCCGGCCTTAAGGTAATCGCGTGTGGACTTTTCAAGGTACCGGCGAACCATCCGGGAAGAACAGAAGGCTTTGACTTTGGGATCCTGTATGATTTTCAACTGCTCATTCCCTCTATCGTCATAACCTTCAACAATGCAAGGGAAGATTCCCTGCCCCAGGATAATATTGCGGAGCATCCGGAGACCGGTATTCAGTACACCGGTTTTCTCGATAAGGGCATCAGCTGCCTGAGGGAAGTTGTTATCGGAACCCCAGGGAACAACCCTGTAGTTTTTTACCTGGACAACATCATCCAGTGGATCATATGGCTTTGATATAAGCTTAGTTTCGGGTGCCCCAAATGTTGAGATGACTGAGCGTTGCCCAATCCCCAACAGTGGAGTTCCTTCCTTGTTGTATAGGATTTCCATCAGAGAACTACTTTATTACCGTTCCATTCAGTTATCAGGTCAATGTTTACCGGATAGACATGCCCTATCTTGTCTCCCCTGGCATCAACAGCTATTACTCCTCTCATACGATGATCCTTCATGTTAAAGCTTAACCCGGCAGCCACCGCACGTGGCAGAAAAACCAACTCACCATTCTTCTTGATGAATTTGATTGAGAAAACTACCTGTTTGCCATCCGGAGCCTCCTTGATGTCATACTCCCGCAACGCTTCGTTTCTTCGGATTTTTTCTGCCATATGAATGATTGATCATAAGCAAATCTATCTGCAGTGCCAGGCACAAAAAAGGACACAGAATTTTATAATATCCGTCCAGAGAATTTTAGACTAAAGAAGTAATGATCACTCTCTTGTAAATCATAATCTTAGAAATAGTGATGCCTGGCAGAAAAGTTATCCGGCCCCGCCCTATCCCGGGGGGCAACCAAAGAGGCAGTTTCTGCAGGAAATATGATGCAAAAACCAGTGAAGTCGACTGCCTCGGCCAGCCGGAGAGAAGTTACATCTTGGGTGGGATAAAGGTGGATCCTTTCTCCAGGAGATCTCCGTACTTGGTCCAGATCCGTTTGTCTACAGCATCACCGAAGTGAGTAGCTTCTTCAGGCAATACAGAATCACGTCTCTCGCTGGTCTTATCCTTAGAGAATTTACCGTCTTTCTCCATCACTCTTGTATTATTCATGCTGATCAGCGTGTACTTGCACTTTGACCCATTGAAACGAACCTGGGGATATCGAGGATTACTGCCCTTAAGGATATTCATCCAAAGAAGATATTTGTTATGCTGTGGAGGTTCCATTCCCCTATGGACCTCACTGATCACTATCCAACCATTATGCTGCAGACGATCAATGGCCTGTTCATTGTAGGACCTGGCATTCTTGGCGTTGGGCTGCCTGCTGTCACCATAACGATCCCTGAAGTAACGGACCTCACGCTTCTGGTGAAACCGGTAGTAATGGCAGAAGTTGTCAACCAGCTCATTGATCATCACATCATTTGTCTCTGCCGGCTTAACAAAGAACTCGTTGATGGTATTATCACAGAAGCCAGGTTTGGCACCTGCAAAGTCATAATTGCCGGGTTGTGCAATGCTGAACAGGCAGATCTTTGCTCCCCAGTCTGGAACTATCTCGAGAGGAAGTGATGGATCACAGTCCTGGTCAAACCTGCTATCAGGCTGGCTGAGTTTATTAAAGTCGAAGGAGGTGTTCTCTGCATAATCACGGACAAAATTGTCATTGCTGTCATTGTAATACACATGCCGTTTGTCATCGATGGAATAATAGCAGTCTTCAACCTTATCAGGGATCATATTCATAATCTCAATCAGGAATGTAAGCAGGACCTGCTTATCGAATTCGCGGATGATGTAACTCATACCTACATTCTCAAGGTTGTCGAAAGCATTTGCCAGGGTAAATAACAGTCCATCCTTCGACACAAATGGAAGGATCTGCTTCTTCAGTCTGATGGTTTCATTCCAGATATCACAATACAACTTTGCGTTCTTTTCCCGGGCGGCCGGTATAAGCTCCAGCTGCAGTTTGACAATCCTGTTCCATATGCTGAGGATCGGAATCCCGGCTTCCTTCTCATAATAATCAGCATAATCAAGCAGCCACTTCTGACCTGCAGAGAAAGGCATAGAAGAGACGTAATGGAAGCCGTGGTGCCAGGGAACCGGAGATCTTGATCGGCTCCCCCATATTTCCTCGTTGCCCCTGTTTGTAGGAGATGTTTCCTGGTCATACCTTTCCTTGTTGATTGTCAAGGCCTCGTCAAGAATCTCATAGTCCACATTTGGACCACGTGCCGACCCCGCCCGGTCCTGGCTCAGCATCAGTAGAGCATTCCCGTTTGCAAAAGATATCACGTTATCCCAACGCATGATCTTCTCATATGGGGAAAGGAAATGGGCTGGAGGTTTAACGCCAATGACATAATTGCCCGGGTCACTCTTATCGATGTGACGCTTATAACCCAGGCTCTCAAGAAATTTAAAGGTCGAAGGCAGCGTCCTGGTAAGAAGCTGACCAAAAGTCTGACCTGTGACCGCACCTATTGCGCGAGGCATCATGCGGTTCAACACATTGACATCCCACCCAACAAGGAAGGATTTTCCTGTACCACGACCCCATACGTCTACTTTCTTTGCCGCAGATAGAATTACGGAGATCTGCTGTACTTTATTTAAGCTGATTAACTCATTCATGAATTGATGAATTCCTCTGCCTCTGAGATCTGTATCTCTTTGATCATTATATCCGATAAAGCTTTCCTGACATTCGCAGGCTGCCTGATGAGTTTGAGGTAGTCTATAAGGCTCTGCTCACCGTTGATATTTACCTGCAGGTAAAAGTTATGTTGCTCTGTGAGCTTCGGATCAATGTCTTTCTGGGGTTTCTCCCCTATCGCTTTGATCAGGTTATTATGCTCTACCGCAATAACCCGCATTGCCTTTATGCTATTCTGAGCTCTGCATTTTTCAATATTCCGGATAATGTCATTTATCAGCCACTGATGCCAGAAGTCGTAATCAAAATTATGCAGGCTGTTGAATAATTTGACTGCAATACGGCAGTCTTCGTAAGCCTGGCTGCGTTTGAGCCCTTTGTATTTCTTCATATGAAGGGCCACGGCATTACGCTGAATGGGCTGCCGGTCCAACAGCCTGGCCATGGACAAAACCCGGTCAAGTTGCTGCCTCTGGTCCGGAGGTAATGGAGAATGATCCGGATCCAGAACGTGGGCTTTGATCAGCTCATACTTCTGATCCTCCAGGGCATTGCGAGCCATTAATTACTCATGTTTTGCTATCAGCAAATCAAGGTCCTGAATTTGCTTTTCTTTGGCCTTGATGCGTTTCTCGAGGCGAATTCTTTTGGGTCCTTCAGGCATTGGAGTGGGATTGCCATCCTTTGGTTTGGTTTTGCTCTGATATTCCAACATGTTACGGTCCTTTGCCAGTGAAGCCTGCAGGTTCTTTTTCTGATGCTTGAGATCTTCTACCGTTAGAAGACCGGCGGATCCGGTAGTGCCCGACTGTTGATATAAGGTTGCAGAGCCATCCTTGCCTGTCTTCTTAAATTCTGACCATACTGCATACAACTGCTCAAGCCTCTCCGATGCTTCGGCAATTTTTTTAACCAGGGCCTCCCGGTCGGCAATAGTAGCCTCAGAGTTATCCTGTGACAGCCTGATCAACTGCTTATGAAGTTTGCCTCGATGTATATAAAGAGATGAGTTCTCCCGGATTATTCTCTGCATGCCTGTAGGAAAATCCTCGATCTTCTCTTCCTTTCTGATAAGACTGAATCTGACCTCGGTCTTGTGTTTCTTTTCTGCTTTGTCCGGTTTTGCAGGTACTGTAGAACCAGGTTTCAGAACAGCCTTATCCGGATGCGTCTTCAGATAATGGCTAAGCTCATACTCGAGCTTCTCGCGTCTGGTCTTGGATTCACCCTTTGAAAGCTTCCCCATAACCTTGCTCTTTTTCGATACCTCCATCAGGAGCTCCAGCCCCTTCGGATAATCACGGTCAGAACTCAACCATTGTCTGATTCTCTCATTGATCTGCATGTCATATGTAATTAAGAAGTTCACGTAATTGATGCACTAGTTTCTCCCTGCGGGCAGTTGTCGGAGGTTTTTTCAGGAATTTCTTAACCCGCTTTGATTTCCCGAAGGCTTCAAACAGTGCTGTTCCCTTTGTGAAATCATGATCTGATGCAAGGAGCCACCTGGCGATCTCGATAGATGGTTCATTACAACTGATTTCAAACCCTGATTGCTCCGGAAATGTTTTATACAACCACATCTTAAGCACTGCATTCAAACCTTCATCATTGAACGCCACAAACTGCCGGCCGGCAACCCTTCTCTGCAATACTTTCTCCGTATTTATTTGTTTGAACACCGTTACTTTTTCGCCTGCCAATCTGGGAGCGTTCCATCCATGAACCACATTGCCATACATGCTCTTCATTGTATAGCCGATATTATTCTCAAAATCAAACTTCCCGATGGCCTCCGGGAACAGGTTCTTATCAAATACCATAGGAACATGGCAGTCATAATGTAATGTTGACAGTCCCTTCTCAACCAGGGTATTCCTGGTTCGGAAGAGGCGGCCACGCCAGAATGAGTCCTGGAAATAACTAGCTGGCCTGGTTGTGAGATCTCCCTTATGATAGGGGGGTATGCCGACAGCCTCCGTTGAGATCATTATCAGATGATCATCGTTAATGAACAGGAACCGGTCTGAGAGATCTGCCTCCTGACATACCCGGAGTACCTTCCTCGCAATATTACCGTCAGCATTCTCCTTCAGCTCATCTGTGAACGGTATATGGATGATATTCTTCAACCAGCCAGGGCATTGACCCACAACATAGACATTTCTGTAACGCTTAAGGTTCTTCTCCAGGGCCCTGAGCGAAAAACGGATCTCATTGTTATTCCAATGAGATCCTGTACCCAGGACATATACCACATCAATGCCGTCAGTTTTCAGGTTTTCCATTCAAACCGGTATTACATATGGATGTTACTACCAGGTCTATCCAAGACTGGTGCTTTATCACGCTGGTAAGCCGTGATATGAAATCAAAATCACCCTGCTTCACGCCACGAAAGGAAATCTTATGCTTGTGCCTGGCATGGAAAATGAAACAGGGCATACCAATGTCTCGGCGAACTACCTGGTGTCTGGTAAAATTCTCATTTGAAGGAATGACGCGTCCGTTGGGCCATTGCATTCTTACAAAGTAGATTCTGTTTTCATCTGTCAGGTGGGGAATCAGACGTTTAAACACGGACGGATCCGCGAGCATGTCATCATCATCCAGGAAGAATATCCACCCTCCCTTCACTGCCTTCATCAGATCATTGAGGTACAGGTTCCATGGAGCACGAAGCTCTGTCGTAGGAAGCTGCTTCTTAACCCTGACTATGGTAATACCTTCTTGTTTTTGTACATAATCAGCGGTGACATCATCATCAGCACTCACAAAAAAATTGATCTTCTTATGGGTCTGTGAATGGACTGACGCCAGACACCGGGTAAATGCTTCCGGGCGTCTCGAGGTCCGGATCAGCACATTAATAGTTGGATCCATGAGGTGTTTCTTGGAAGCTTTCCCTTCTGCCAGGCGATAATAGTGAAACAGGTAAATGCCCCGCATCAGGAGGATTGTCTTCCCTGATCCAAGCATGGTATTGGTGATCTGTGTATCGACACCAAGTAGATTATTTGCCTCGCATCGTCTGCCAACCTCCTGCCTTATCTCAAGCCAGGTTCCTTTACGGATGCACATCAGATGCCCTGATACATGATTCTCAATCCTGGTCACATGTCCATGGAGATGGAAATAACACGAAGAGGATACCGACCGGTGGTATGTAATAGAGTCGCTCTTCTGGTCCGTCTCTGCAGGCACCATATAAGGGTACGCACTTCGGGATGCATAAGAGACAAACATCCCTGTTGCCGGGTACTTATCTACATACTCCTGCACCTGGTGCCCGAAATTACTCTCAAAAAACAGGGTGTCACCGTCAAGAAAACAGGCCCAGTCATCTTCTGATGGAAGCAGGGCCATGTATCTGTCATAAGCTTCAAAAAGCTTCTTCTCCAGTGAGTATGGCGTAAAGAAGTATATCATGTATGCGAATCTATAGGCAGTAAAACAGGCAAAAAAGGACACAAAAAAAGGGGACCAGCTTTTATCCTGGCCCCCTTGGCGGTTTGCTGAAAAGAAAGGATTATCCTGAAGATTCTCCCAGAAGGGTCGTTACGTCTCCGACATATACCCTGGGAGTATTGGTCGGGAAGGTGAATGTCAACGACGCTCCCTTCCTGTCTCCAATGGCACGGCCGGTACCTACATCACCGGACTCAAATTTAGCAGCCCGGAGGCTGTCGCCCAGAAGATAGCGCTGACCTTCCTGATCCGTTGGGATAAAGAACAGATTTTCATTCTTGGCTGCAGCCATGAAGCCAAGGATCTTCTTCTTCAGACCGGGATTGTAGATAGTCAACTCTGCTCTGAATGACTTGCCATCTTTCTCTCCCACAGGTACGAACTTGAGCTCAGCGGTTTCGTCAGTGCAGTAGAAGGTAAAAGCCCTCTTACCTGCCTTCATCACCAGGTCGCCCACCCATGCACCGAAATCTTCGATACTTCCACTGGAAGGCGGTGCTGCCGGCCACGTCAACACGTCAGCCCAGAGACCAAAGATCACATATTGTGCCAGGCCGCCCATGTTCTCCCCGTTGGGGAGGTTTTTATCAATGTTTACAAAGTCCATGGCATTCAGTTTTTAGGGTTATACTGATGCCGATCCACTGCCGCTTGATGCCAGGTTGTTGACAGCAAGTTCACGTTCATGGATACTGATGAACTGGGTACCGAAGACAAACTTCATGGCTGCAGTGAATTTGTATGGGTTACCCGAGGGGAAGGGAACCATTTTCTTCATGTCCTCGAGCTTGTCGGTACCGTACACCATGTTCTCCTTGGTGGTAAGGATGACCTTCTTACTCCCTACCGGGAACGCAGCTGAGCGCACCAGCTCGACCTTGCCTTCAGTGCCCTCGAGGAACTTACGGCCAGCCTGGTCAACGAACGGGGGATTGTCATGTTCATCCCTGTACCAGTCATCGTAGTTGTCAGCTACGTCATACGGCAGCCACATCTTGGTATTGAGGTTTCTCAGCGCTTTATGACGGCTACGCCACATGTCCAGCAGGTAATCGCCGGCATTGGCACGGGTGATATCCTCCTCTCCGACATAGAGGTTTTTGTTTGCCTCCGAGATGTTCCCTGCGGTAATATCATCGTCAAGGATGCTCAGCCATCCGTCAAAACCAGCAGCAATTGAGTTGGCTTCGTCTGAATCATACCTGGCTGCAAGAACAGCATAAAACATATCCTCAGATGCAAGGCCTATTCCATACTGTATAAGCCAGAGTTCGAACGGATGCTTGTTGGGATCCAGACCACCGGCTACAGCAGTGATGAATGACCTCCTGTACCTTTCAGGCTCATCAGCCATCTCTGCAACGAGAGGATATACAGTAAGGGTCCTCGGCTTAATATTTCCCAGGGTTTTATCCCCGGTGAACACGCCGGTATACTTCTTGGCAATGGTGCCATGCTCCACTTTACCAAGCTTGATCGAATCCTGCACTCCCAGGATAGGCGTACAGTGGATGAGAACGTCATTAAGTGCCAGCATGTTAAGCGGCACGAGCATTTTGGCATACTTTACTGCTGTATTGTTTACCTGCTCAATGTTGATGGGTTTCTTTAAGTCCACAGCTATTGATTTTTATTTTGTGAAATACTCGTTTGCGAAGGAGTTCACTTCGTCAGGACTCTCGATAAGAATCCCATCCTGCCCGCCACCTGTGACTCCTGATGCCGGCACGGCGGGTCTTTTTGCCAGCTCCTGGCGAACAGCTTCCACCTTGCCCTTCAGATCCTTGGCTTCTTTCACTGAATCTGCCAGGTCATCAAGAGCTTCAGCTGCTTCAGTCAGGCTGTCTTCAGCTGTTTTCTTTTCTGTTTTGGCAGTCTGCAAGTCGCCCTCTGCCTTTGTCTGGGCAGCATGCGCAGATGTCAGTGCAGCATCGATTGTGTCGAGCTGCCCGGCGCTAAGGTATACGCCTTCATCACTCATCTCGAGAGAATCAACCCCGAGGCTTGAGCCGATGCCTTTCCATTTAAATTCCGGTTTTGACATAGTTTTGATTTTATGTGTTGTTTTAGTCTGTTTCTCAGTCTCTTTCAAGCTCTCTTCAAGCCGGCACAACAGTTCGGGTCCTATTAGATCCGTCAGCTCTGCCCGTTGTTCATCGGTTATATCGAACCGGCCGGCAGGCGTGAGTCTCAGTTCCTTTATACCTATGGCTTCAGCTGCCTTGCGCTTCAATGATTTCATTGTCATCTCACACAGCTTTTGATTTCTTATTCATCTTTGCCATCATCCGTGCCAGGCCTACTGCATAGTCTATATCTCCAATGTCATCAATCAGTCCCACAGTCAGTGCGCTCATATCAGGTTCACTGGCATTCTTTGCGTAGAAGGTACGGCCATTCAATATCCCTTTAACCTTCAGGTTCAGTTTGTCACCCCTGGCGGATTTGACATGATTCTGAAAAGCCACTGCCAATGGGCTGAGCTCTTCCTGCTTAATCAGGTCATAATCTCCCTTGAGCGCTTTCTCAAAAGGTAGGTTCTTGTAGTTGCTCTCAGGTGCGTAGATTGTATGCAATTTGAAGCCCTGGCGCTCGTAATAAGGAGCGACATCCCAGAATTGCATCATCGTACCTATGCATCCGAACTCTGCAGAGTAATCATTATTGGCTATGATGACATCACAGTGGCAAGCAACAAAGTAGGCAGCAGATCCACACATGTCCGCTGAGGCCAGCACAGGCATACCTGCAGCCCTGGCACGATCTATTGCCTGCAGCAACGGAGGAATAGCGTCAACCGCTCCTCCTCCGGAATCAATATCTAGCACAATGCCTGAAATTTTGTTGCTACCGGTGGCCTTGTCAACCAGGTCAGCTATTTCCATGGTTCCGTACTGGCAGATGTCACCATACTTGATCATGGTACCTTTCAACGGAACAATAGCAATACTGTCTTCAGGTGCCTGGTTGAAGTCTTCAATTGAGATTATACCAGCATCTGCTGACACCTTCCGCGGCAGTTTGGCACGTTTCTTATTCTCCTCCAGATCATCTGTCTGATCGCCACGCCAGTCACGAGTGTCACCCGCTTCCTTATGTGTAAGCAGCTGCTCCAGGATCGGTCCCAGTCCCATAGCATAACTGTAATGGATGAGCCACTTACCCTGGTAAATCTGACGTAAAAGATGGATTCTGTTCACTAAACTGCCTCTTTCAGGCAATGATAAAGGCAGCTGGCCGCCCATAAAAGGACAAAAAGACTAGAAAAGGCAGCTTTGTTTCAATGCTGAGTTACCATCACTTGGTATGTTAAGCCTCTTTTCACGGTTACGGAAGTAAATGTGTAATAAACCATAGGAAAAGGATATGCCACTGCTATAGGATCAGCTTCAGGGGAACTTTCCACGAGTACTCTGTCTTCATAGAGATGCCATTCTGTTAGTTCATCACTCCCGATCATCTGCAATCCAACCCGGATTAAAGTATCTCCTTGTTGCAGTACCGGCAGGTTTGTAGCAACCAGCTCAATCCCGGCTCCAATCATCAAGACATCAAGCTCTGGAGTATCCCATGAAGCCAGCAGCGGGTTTGCAATAAATACCTGGCCAGTATCGAGATCAGCAGAGATGTGGAGTTTTATGTGATTCAGGTCAGCCATCACAGTTCCATGATCTCCGGTGGATGTAACATTGAAATAAGCACCACTGCCTCCTATGAGGCAATACTGCCCGTTGTTATCAAGGGCCACCAGTATAACCTTTTTACTGCGTAGAGCATCCTTGACAACAGCCAGGGAGGCCAGGTTTGAACCTGTAATCTTCGGCACCTTCAGAACTATAGACACAGAGTAAGATGTACCATGATCAGTCTCTGTCTCCGATATACTAAGCGATCCCCCTTCGTCTGCGAAGGATATCTCATGCAGATTATTGCCCGTGAATATCAAGCCAGGGAGATCTTCATTCGTCAATCCGGAATAATACTGTGAGTCACCCCACCATAACCGTATAATACCACCTGCATTATCCATTTATCAGCTCTTTTTTAAGTTTTGGGGAAACTGTCCCTAATTCAGACAAATTGGCCAGAAATATTTTCCTGATTTCTATCTTCAGATCCTTGATCGGTTTAAAGCTTACCAGCTTCCCGTTCCTGGTAAAATCTTTCTTGATGGCTTCAAAACTCCAAACATGTTCCGGGAAGCCAAATTCATCCTGGAAGATCCTGATGCATTCTGACATTGGGATACCCAGGGCATGGTTCAGGGCCACGTATTGTCGCATCATAATTTTGATACGAATCTCGACGAACCTGTTAAAGTTCAAAATGTTCTCCGTATTCATCTCCCAGCCCAGACGGTAAAAGTCATCATGCAGAATTATAACCGTCACTGATTCTGTGTACTTCGCAACTTTATCACCTTCTCTTCTCCACGGTTTATTCTTCAGGCATCTCCGGAACTCACGCAGCAGCTCCGGCCACAGTAGCAGGTTTGCCGGATTACCGCAGTTATTTTCAATGTATGCCTTTACGTACCTTTTGCACGGAACCTCTATGGTAAAGTGGCCCATATTTTAAAAATAGGGTTTCGCCCGGTGCCCGTTCAAGGACACCAGGAAACGTTAATACTATTTACCAGGAATTACACAGCTTCAGTGTAAAGATAACAAAAAAGCCGGCAGCATAAGATCTACCGGCTTTTAACCCGAAAACTAACCTAACCTATGAAAAACTAATATGAAATCCCACCGCTGGAGTGAGCACCGACCCGTATATAGCAGTTAGATCCTTCGTTTTGTAGATAAGTACTAGTGTCAATAAAGGATTCAATTCTATAGATCGGAGGCAAGTGATTAAAACCAGTCAGAGTTGTCCTTTCCAGATATGAATCTTCAGGTTTGAACAAATCTCCTCCAGGAATATACTCTGCCTGATCGATCACGGAGATAAAGGCCATGTTTTCAACTCCTACCTGAATTAAGGAAGGTTCATCTTCGGTGATCAATGCACATGAGACGCCAACATCTTTGTCGACCGGCACCGTGCTGGCTGGTAATGTCGATGCAAAAATCATCAGCAATGCCAAGATGGTAAGGATCTTTTTCATTTTTCTCAGTTTTATACTACAATAATAATATCTGTGAGCTTAAACTTACCCTTCGTATCCGGTTACAAAAAGGACACTTTTGAAATTTTTCATCCTTCACCTCCTTCTCTGATTTGTTCGTCAAGAATAATCGTCTTCGTAAAAAGTGTCGAAAAAAATGTAACTGTGTAACAAAGCATTTTTATCTCTGCAGTTACCTGATATATAGTAATTTGAAGGTTACACTCTGAAGTGTAACCAGGTGGTTACACTTTCATTTGAAAATGTAACCTGTACTGCAGAAGACTCATGGTTACACTTTTTTTTGTAACCCTGAAAAAGTGTAACCAAAAAGTGTAACCTGTAATTCTCTGTTTTTAAAACTCTTGGAGTATGGTTACAGAGTTACATTTTTTTTGTATAATTTTAAAAAAATAAAAAAAGGAAAGTGGAAGCAACCAGGCTTAAAAGCGAATTAATGATTGGTCATAGTAAGAATAATACAACTTATGCGTATTAGTTTTAACTCTTCTGTAGTGTTATATTTTGCTTCAGACAAGAGAAAGTCAGGAGTGATGCTTGGTATACCTAACAAAAAAGAGGGCCTGGAGCCCTCTTTACTTAGAATATGTCGGTCTATTTGTATGTGATGGAAGTGATCCCTGAGCTCTTGAGTATCTGTACCCCATAATCAAATACCATCTTCGCTCTTGAGTTGGTAGCCGTAACATATTCGCAGCGGAACCACTCGCTGGTATCATATGCTGATGCGGCAGCATAGCCTACCCACATGACCATAGTACTCTTTACCGCAGCCGTAATTCCATAAAAGGGAACCATCTTCAGTCGGCCTTCGCCCATGTCATATATCTTGTACTTTGCCCTGGTGCCCTTATCCAGGAGTGTCTCTTCCGTCTCCAGCCCCTGATTATCCTCAATGCTCTTCACAAATATATTATTCTGGGCAAATGCCGACTTGACCTGATCAAGTGTGCCAGTGAATATAACTTCAGTGGATCCTGCTGGAATCTCCGCCTGAGGTTGCACTGAAACATATGGTTTATAAACCGTGCAGCTATTCAGACCCCATGCCATTAATAGAACGAGAATTAAGCGAGCTAATGTTTTCATTTTGTGGTTTAGTTAGTTAGTATTGCCTTCTAAAGTTAAGAAATTCATTCATACAAAGCAAAAAAAGCGACAAACATCAAGGTTTGCCGCTTTTCTATTTCCTTCTTCCTGATGGAAAGATGAACGCAGTTCAAAGATAGATAATAAAGTCAATTATCGAATAATTCCCGCTGTTCATTAAACTCATCGGTATCCATCTCTTTTAATTCCTTGCCTATCCTGGCTTCACGTGCGCGCAGATCTTCAAGCCTTATAAACTTGTCATTGCCTCTCAGTTCAATTTCAAGGCCGTTTCTCTCATTTTGTATTTTAGCCTTTTCTTCAAAAAGACGCTTACGCCTGGTTATGGTACCATGAAAATAATTGTAAAGAGCTTCATAACATTCTTGTTTATATTGCAGTAGTTCACTGCTATCACTCTTAATGGAAAAGAGCCAGCCATATATTAAATACTCCGGCAAACATACCATCTTTCTAGCCTGGTCTTCGGGTACCTGAATGGGCTTCAGAGCCCATCTTGATCCAAGTATTGGATCTGCTTTCATAGTTCTAAGTTGTCTGTCAAATACTACCCCAAGTATCTCACATATAGGCTTTAATGCTATCCAATATGTGCCATTAATTGACGAAAACAGTAATGTTTTGTCATTAAATTCCAGAAATTTTTTAAGTGACTGTTTCATAGTTATTTACAATTTTTGTTTGTAGCGCAGGTCTGCTATGCAGCTTCCTCTTTTTGCATATCAGTTTCTACTTTCTTTAATGTATCCATAAGCGAATTGAGCATGTACATGTGAAATGCAATCTCTTCACGCTTTGCAGAAGAATCACCCTCTATCCGTTCTGACCGGACGTAGGTAAGCAGTAATAAATTCAGGGTTTCCTTTATTGCCGGGCCCAGATCAGCCCAGCCATTTAGCCCGATGATCTCATCAAGCACCGCTGCCATACTACACTTCTGACAGATCGTTTGACCATTTTGTGTTCGCATAATAAAATGTGTTTGATTAATTGAAAAAGGGAGATCACTGCGAACACATCTGAACCGAAGTCCAAACAGGTCTCGGGACTTACACCCGTATGTCTCCCCAGTTTTTTGTTCAGGAACCTTTGTGAATTGGACTTTCTCATAACTCAGATATGTTCGCACCACAAAGATAGGTTTTATTTGAGATTTCCAAATCATATGATATCACGTGAACAGGAATCTGTCATTCTCTCTTCTAATCGTTGTCATAAAAGGAAAGTCAGCTTCATTAACCTGGCATATGGCCTCAATCAGACCCGAAGATGATGTAAAGACAACATGCTTGTCTCCATCAAGCGATATCTGGAGATGAAGACATTTGCAGGTTCCCCGGTCCTTAAAGACCTTTGAGTCTTCAAGTCTGAATGCATGAACAATGATCTCTTTGTCAAGGATTCTGGAGATCTTAATCTTATCTCCTTCGAATCCTTTCTGGGTTGTCTTAATGTTAAGCTGACTGAAACTTTTCATCAAGTAGTTTTTTCAAAAGATTACGGCTGTTACAGTGCATTGCCCAACCAGTATAGGATGCAATTGATTGTTTATTTTCTTCCCTGGATATACTTCGCACAAAGCTCTGCTTTATGCTTTTTCTCAGGAGAACGTGTGTATGCCTGAAGACATAGCCCACAAAATCAATTCCCCTGGAGTCAACTGGAAATACCTGATAATTTTGCTTAACGGAGAGCTTCAGGTGATCTTCCAGGTATATCCTGATTCCAGACAAAATCTGATGAAGATAAAGTTTGCTATCAGATAGAATTACGATATCATCAGCATAGCGGAAATAATATCTGACTTGCATGATCTCCTTCAGCCAGTGATCAAAATAGGTAAGGTAGAAGTTAGCCAGGTACTGGCTTAGATAATTCCCAATGGGTAACCCTTCGGCGCTGTCAATTATTTCATCAAGCAGCTGCAGCAGATCCTGGTCCTTGATCTTTCTCCGGAGTAGGGCTTTAAGTATCCCGTGATCAACGCTGGGATAAAACTTCCTTATGTCAAGTTTCAGACAATATACTGTACCGGCTTTATCCTTCAGCGCTGCAGTAAGTGCCTTAGCGGCCGCGTGAATGCCTCTTCCCTTAATGCAGCTATATGTATCGGCCGTAAAGCATGAAACAAAGATTGGCTCCAGGATGTTCATCACTGCATGGTGAAGGATCCTGTCAGGAAAATAAGGCAGTCGGAAGATCAACCTCTCCTTTGGCTCGTATATTGTAAACGTAGTGTAAGGAGATGTCCTATAAGTTTTGCTGATCAGAGCCGCCTGAAGAGACTTAAGGTTATCATCCTGGTACCTATCATGCTCAATAACGCCCGGCTGTTTTAGTTTCCCCTTACGAGCAATGCTATCAGCCAATTCAAGGTTCTCAAGGCTGCAGATCTGCTGATACAGATTACCTATTCTTTTCATCTTTCATATTTTGACATTTACCAGGACCCCAGCTTCTATCATGCTTTAGTACCTCCTGTTTCTGACAATCATCTGTCATGCAGGCATGATAAATACACCCCCAGTTGCTTATCCTGCATTTAATGGCCTTTGCTTTTAAAAGATCCCTTTCGCTTTCGCTACCAGGGCTCTCCTGGTGGTATTCGTTATTTTTTGCCATGAGGGCAGGGTTTATGCTGCGCAATGTTGCATAGGTGAGACCTGACGTTCGTATTCGTGTTCGTATAATTGTAATTCGAATTCTGAAACCTGAGACTGGAAGACAGAACTGAGGGTCATGCAGTATACAACCTTTTTCATCCTATTCCGCGAGCAAGAGAAAATCCTTGTATTCTGATTCAAACTGCTCAGCTATGTACATTGCCTTCTCCGAGGTATCGGTGCAAAGGCGAGACCCGACGCACGTACTCGCGAGCGTACAAATGTAATACGAAACCCGAAACCCGAGACCGGAAGACAGAACCCAAAACCAGGGGTAATATTTGTACTGATTGCTATCAGACCAGTCCGGGATCCAGCCGTCATTGATAGCCTTGAATATTATCATCAGTTTATATACAGCTATGATAGGCTTCTTAAACTCTTCCGGGAGAGCATTAAGGATAGGCTGCAGCTGCGTATCTATCCCCAGCTTAGCACATGCGTCTTCAAATGATTTGATTGTTCTGAAATCAAAATCAATTTTGTTTTCTGTTTCTTTGGTTTTCTTTTCCATGATTATCGTTATAAAATGAAATTTTCATAGAGTTTAATGAACTGCCGGCCGGCATGCTCAGCTTTCTCGCTTGACTCAAAACAAAGGCGAGACCCGACGTACGTAAACGTGAGCGTATAATAGTAAAACGAATGCTGAAACCCGAGACCGGAAGACAGAACATTAAACCATGGAAACCATTTTTTCTGATCTTCATTGGACCAGTCCGGGATCCATCCCTGGTTAATAGCTGCGACGATGACCTTGATCATCTTGTATGCAGCTTCATCTTTGGTATCTGTCTCCTGTGTTACTTTTCCCGGATCCAGTTCCAATGCCTGGCAGGCATCTTTGAAAGTCTTGATGCTGCGAAAGTCAGTTTTCTCGAAGGTCTTCTCACCGAAGGCCTTCGTTAATTGCTCCTTGAACCAGTCCGGAGACGTGTCGTAGAGCTTCCTTGCTGTTTCTTTTGTTAGTTCCATTTTTGCGTTGCTTTAAACAATTAATAATTAGGTTTTTATAACTGCGATATTTTCTTATACTCAAAGAAGTTCAGCTCATATATTGAGTCACCGTTAACCGCAAACAGAGACATTCTAAATACATATGGAACATCTACTGCAAAATCCAGGTATCTTGCTTCATCTTCCGGAGAATAAATATCTATTACTAAAGGTTTGCACCTCGAGTATTCCTCATTAAGTTTTACTAGGCGTTGGCGGATCATAGCCCTAAAAGTCGGAATCTTATCTTCCGGTATTAATTGTCGGTCCAGCTCGTGGGCCAGATCCTTAGCTGCGGCCTCTAACTTGTTCTTTGCCACCCAGTGATCTGTAGTGACCTTTGAAAAGTACAGTTTCATAGTCTAGTCCTCCTCGTATCCTGAATCAAACCACTGCAGCTGACGCCCCGCCTGACGCGATTCTTCTTTTACCAGCAGGTAGATCAGTACAAGCACTGCACTAAATCCGCCACCGACAGCAAAATAGACCCATGGGGCCAGAAGAAAGAACACACCAGCAACCCCCATCAGGTAGGCCGTGATGAGCAGCATGCAGATCCTGTCTGCACGCTTCTGTTTTCTGAATATTCTCATATCGTTTTTTTATTGGTTGAGTTAAGTCTGAACACCGGGATCCGCCTGGGAGGTTTGTAGGTGTTCCCTTTCCTTCCGTGCTTACCCCTACTGTATTGTGTTTTGTTTGCCAGCCACCAGAGAACTAGGGAGGCAATTATCATAACAGCAGCTCCAGCCAACCAGACTATATCAATTCGCTCCTGGTCAGCAAAAGCTATTGCCTGGATAACCAACCCCGCGAGCATACCCAGGGGAATGCCGGCTGTCTCATTTAGTCTCATCGGCCTCAGTTGGATTGAACAGCTCCTTATAGCCCTGCCAGGGTTCATGCTTCATGATCACGGAGAAATCCTCGCTCAGACTCAGGTAACCATACCAGGGTGTCTCACGCATGTACTGCTTGATTACCTCGATGAAGAGGCTACGTGTTTCTGCCTTGGCCAGGTCATCGACTTTTCGCCGGCCGGCCGGCATACTATCCAGCAGGGTATATACTCTCCTGACATAAACCTCGAGGCCCGTTTCAGGCAATGTCCCTGCAGCCAGTTTTACTTCAGTACTTATCATCAGAACATTTTCTCATCAGTATCGAGAGCCACCTTGTCAAAATCCTCCTGAGAGATCTCCTTTGTCTGGACATAAACCATCTCGGCCACCTCCCCGCTTATCTTCCGGATAATGCGTCCGGATGAGTTCCGGAAGCCTTCCGGATTGAGAGCAATAACATAGTCGGTATATCTGGCCCAGGCCTTCAGCGCCCGGGTAAACTTGTTTGTGGTCCACTTATGCTGTCCGCTCTTCTCCGAGAAGTCCCGGAAGGCAGTATCGCGGACAATCAGCTGATCACAATAACCCTGGGTGGCATCGAAGTAAACATCGGCCCATGTCTTGAATACCTCTGTCATCTCGGTCCGCAGGTTTCGCTTGTTCACATTATCCAGGGGAGGATTGAGCTTCATCTCCCGGGGAACGCTCAGGTAGAACTTCAGGCAATAGGCAAAGAAGTTGAAGTCAGCGTTCCATTCATCCTCTGTGTAATCCAGGAAGAGATTCTTTCCGAAGTCGTCCCTGATGGTAAAATCCTCTGCATAATCCTCAGATTCAGTTCTCACATGGTAGAAATCTGAAAAGACCGAGTACAGGATCCTACCCTCAGTTGACGGGTCTATATTACGAAGAGTGAAGTTGGAGGTAATGCAAAACTTAGGGACCTTCTCAAACGGGATCTCATACGACTGGTTGTTCTTTGGGTTCACTTCCAGGTCCCCCTGGAGAGCATTGAAGAAAAAACCGAAATTCAGGTACTGGTCCGCGTCGTCGATCAGGACGTAGTCGGTATGCTCCGTCACCCGGTCGTAAACGTGAGGATTCTCTGTGAGCTTCGGGTTCCTGCCGTTGAGTGTCACAGATCTCATGAAGTACCTGAGAGTACGATAACAGAGACTCTTCCCTGACCGGCCGTGACTCTCCCCGGTGTCGGTGATCTTGTTATCCATGGCAAAAACGCACCAGGGTCTTGCCGGATCCTTATACCGGTGAAGGAGGTACCCGATAGAAAATATCTTATTGATCAGGTGCTGCTTCTGCTCCCATTTCTCTTCATGCTCAAGACGTGGACCGGCTATGCTCCACTGGTTCTGTCTGAAATACTCGACATTCTCTGCAAGGATCTCGGACTTCCGGAGCTCGAGCTCGGTCCTCCAGTGGATCCTGGATGCATTGATCAGGAACCTGAAGAATATGCTCTTTTGGCTTACCACATCGATATCATACTCTCCCGTCTCTTTATTGAATTTTATGCTGAAGGGCTCTTCCTGGAGGCGAACCTTATGGTCAATCATCTCCTCCTGCCAGACATACTTTTCTACCTGGGAGGACCGGATCTCACTTATCTCCGATGCAGTGACTTTCCATGTACGATCAGAAAAGAACAGGTATTGAGTATCCTTGTCAAAGTCCGTGAAATCAAGCTTCACCTCGTTCAATCCCTTCAGGGAAGCTTCACCCAACTGGTTGCTTCTATGAACCATGTTCCGGAGCGGGATCGGCAGGTGCCTCTCCTTCATGAAAAGCTGTACAAACCTGCGGCACTCATCCGGATCTATCTGCTGGACAATATTGCCCTCGACTCTGATGTACATCATACCATCTCTTACATTCTTGTTCTCAAACTGGAAGAACCCGTTGCTCTCAAGGAAATAATAGGCCTGCTCATTATTGAAGAAGTACCTGACACCCTTCTCGGAGATATCTTCATCCCAAAACTTCATAGCCATGGCAACACGCATCAGCTTCTTGAATTCGCTGTCCTGCGGCCATATTTCTACATAATCGCGGAAGTCTTTCCTGGGCTTTCCCCGGTGGTCCCTGTAGTCAGATAGCTTCCCCGGGAGCCAGATAGTCTTGAGATCGAGATATTGCATACCAAGCTTCACAGCTTGACGGCGTCCCGTGCTGTCGATGTCCGGCAGATTATAGATCATCTCTGCCATTTTCGTCAGCTCTACCCACAGATCCTTCTCCACTGACGCCGTCTCGCTGTTCAGCCATACCACATGATATCCGAATCCCGCCACATTCAAAGCATCACGTTCACCCGAGGCCATAATGACCTCGGATAACTTCGGTGCATGCTTCTTTCTTACCTCGCTGTCATCCTGCGATTCAGACTCATGATCCTCCAGAAGCTCCTCATAAGCTTCTCTCACCTGCTTAAGACCGTTGACATAGTCTTTCGGCCTGTTGCCTACATAAAAAAACCTGTATTGTTTCTCCGGATTCTTCGGCTGGTAAACCTTTTTGAAGGTGTCGTGTTCTACCAGGAATATGGGGTAGTTCTCGTTCGACGTTGTCACGATGGCCACCCGGTTTTTTATCCTGGTGAAACTTACCAGAGAGTACACATTGTACTTTTTACACACCCTCTCGGTTACACACGGACCCAGCTCGGCCAGTTCTGCCGGCGTTATCTCCGGCTTAACCTCGAAATACACCTCCCCCTCCTTCTCCTCTGCAGTTGCCGGCCGCTTTTCTATGTCAGGTTTATTGATGTCTGCACGGATCCCTCCTACACCATATTGTGAGGCGAGTTTAACCAGGGCTTCCCGGTATGATATATTCTCCTCACGCATGCAGACCTGGATCCCGTTGCGCGGGACACTGTCATCACCAAAGTCGGTCACCACCCAATTACCGTCCTCCAGCTGCTTGAGCCTCGCAGAGGGCGTTTTTTCGTCCCTGATCTTGAATTCTTTCCGTGCTCCCTTCAAAGCATCTGCAGCCTGAGGGTAATAGGTTAAGATTATGTCTAAGCCGCCATTTGAGGCTGATAAAATGTCTTGTTGCTGAATGTAGGACATGGGGCAGAAATGAAATCCGAAACAGAATTATTCTTAATGAGCTGCAGATGTCAGTAGAGCATAGTAACCTCCATCAATTGACTGCTTTGCCAGCGGAATACTTAGTGACTTCCTGTCCTCGATATTTTTAGCTATAGAATTGGGTAAATTCTTGGAGTTAAATAGCTCATTTACAAGAGACGAATTGTTAAAGCAAAGACTACTTGAATTCTTGTACTTCCTGAAAGTAAATATGCCTGCGGATCTTTTAGCGAGATACCATTCCTGGCTTTTCTTTTCTCGGACAAAATCAACTGTGTCACCCTCCTTAAGGCCTATAGCTTCTGTTGCTGCAGTATTGATACTGAGCATACCATTACGGTTAATTCTTATGCTGGGCTTCCTGCTTGTCCCAACATTAGTGGGAATAAATACATCAAACTCCATATTTGTCTGTTTTAGGGATTAGTTTCCTGTCTTCTGCTTTTATAAACCGGTAACCTCCGGCAGTATGTTGTTGACCCGAAAGCACTGCAGAAATACATGCTTGCTTTATGCACATCTTGTCTGCCGCATCAGTCACTCCTTTGAATCTATTAACCTCATGGCCATATTGATCCAGCACAACTATCTCCTCCATATCCTTTGTGAAATGATTGATGCCCACGTCAAGTGCCATCTCAATATACCGACGCATGGTAGTCATATGCTCAGCAGCACCCGTCAGGGATACCAGCTCCAACGTCAGCTGATTGATTACTTTGGTTCGCGTCATACCCCAGTCTCGAATGAATATTCCTGATCCATTTTTGTTTTTAATTCCTCTCCTGTCGTCTTGGCATTAGTCTGTAGCTGGTTTTGGATGGCAGCATACTTATGCATGGCTCTTATGACATCTGGATGGTTGTAATAAAAATTATTAGGATCGTCCAGATCAGCTTCTTCTTCGATTGTGCAACGCATTGTTTCTTCGAGAATCTCTTCCGCGCTTTTAGCGGAAGGAAGGGGTCTTGGGAGTATACCAAACCTTTGTTTGTAGTATTCTCCTATCTCTGCACTCTTATCTTCTGCCCACTTATCAAATTCTTCATCACTGACCCTACTTTCTTCATTCCGTCCTGCATAAAGCAGATTAGTAATATATTGCTGCAGGGTAAGGATCTCTTCTAAAAGCTCACCAATAGTAGCTTCATGCTGCTGGTCTATGGCTTCTCTACTCTTATGCGTCATTATTTTAATTTGTTAGGTTATTAAGCTTTGAATAAGCTCCCGGACCCTGTCATCGGCAATCCGTCCCCGCCGTTATCTTTCTCAGATCCGGGAGCTCAAGTCAGAGGCTGAACAGGCCTGTGTGCGAAACTGAAACCTGTAATGATGAAAGAACCTCACCTATCCCTCCTCTGTTATCTTTATCATGCTTATCTGGCTCGCAGCGGCGTCAACCATCTTCTGTGCCGACTCGATGTCAGCTTCATATTTGAATTCATCCTCTTCAGTATGACTCCGGAGCGACTTTGAAGAGCAGCATACAATATGCGAGAGAGCCATTCTCTTGAGCAGCTCCAGGTTCTGAAGGCCTTCAATTACTATAGCCATAGCATATCTCCTTTTGATGACCCTGCATAATTGTTTCTGCCTCGATGCAGATCTCCTCGAATTCCTTTTTGCGCTTCTCATGAAGGCTTGAACCGATACCCGGTAGCAGTATCATGATATGGCCCTTGTTCATCCGGATGAACCGGGCCATATTGACCGGGTCCGAATAGCTGAATGTTCCCAGGTAAAGCTCGAGCCTGTCGATTGACCTGATGCATTGATCGTAATTCCTCAATCTGCTTTTGCCTATATCAAGCAGCAATTTTCGCTGTCTGATCACTGAAAGCAGCCACCTGCGAGTTGTAATACCAAATTGATTCATATTGTTACAGTATAAGTGGAAGTCATTAAATGAAGAGAAGCTTGCGTTGCATTGCCCATCCCATAATCTCAATCCTGTTGTTCACGTCAAGCTTCTCTCTGATATGTTTTAAATGAGTTTCTACTGTAGGCACGCTGCAACCAATGGCACTGGCGATCTCTTTGTCGAGCATCCCCTCGATCACCAGGAAGAAGATATTTGTTTCTGCAGCTGTCAGCATACCGTTCTTTCCCTGGAGGCGCTTGCAAACCTTACCCTCCCCGGGGCAGGTTCCCCTCACGCCACAATCCCAGCATTCCCTGATCATCATCCCGTCAGGTGTCACATCCGGCTCACCGTCAAAGTTCCCGAAGTTGCATTTGACGAATTGCTCCAGCATAGCCAGCGGTTCGGTGATTTGCATCTTACTTACCAGGGTTTTTACAGCCTGGGCATCAGACATCATAGCCGAGCTCAGGTTATCGATGAAATCTTGAGGCAAAAGGTTGAATGCAACCACCTGGCCGTTGTATATGGCCCTAATCTCACCCCTGTGCAGGTAGATCTCTATGTTCTGGTCCTCAAGACCGGCCGGTATCGAAACGGGTCTCATACAATAGCCTTTATCTGCTCAGACCTTGTTTTTAGTTCGTCCTGGTACTCTTGGGCCTGCCCGATCATTGCGTCAATGATCTCCTTGTTATAGAATTTACCTATAGATACTTTATCGATACTGGCATATGTTGCGCCAGTCTTTTCATGGACAGCTTTCCTCCACCTGGGCGGGAGCTTTTTCTTAAGTCGTTTTAAATCAGCCTTGGTCATTGAAATAGGGTATTTCGAATAATAAATTTTTATCCTAAATTGATACGAGATTAATACGACAAACATAAAAGATTTCAAATTATAATACAAGGTTTTCATCATATTTTTATTTGATTTATTTAATATATGGATGCAACTAAAAGAATACGAGACATTTGCAAATTAAAAAAAATCAAAAACGTTGACCTTGTTAACGCAGGATGTGGATCACCACAAACTGTCAGCTTCGTGATGACTGGGAAACAAAAGCCCAACATTGCCTTCTTAGAGGCTTTCTTTAAAACCTTTAATGAAATAGATCCTCGGGAAGTATTTCCCTCATATACCGGCAGTGAAAGGATTGCAGAATCTAAACTTGAGTATGGATATTGCAAAGAATGCCTGATCAAGCAGGGTGAGATAAACAGGCTGGAGAAAGAGCTCAGAGACAGAAACAAAAGGATTGAGGAATTAGTCGCAAAGTGCAGCGAACTGACCGAGAAGGTGCCCAAAAAAGATGCAGGCCGCAAAGCTGGCTAAAGGTTATCTGGCGAATGGGGTGCCTATTTCTAAATTGCTCGAATTTTAAGTTTAACTAAATATCTACTGTCATGGATTTTAACGTTAACGGAGCTTCATTCGATCGAATTATTATTCATCAGATTCATGCTAAAACGCCAACAGAAGACTTCTCAAGCGTTACGCTTGCAGAAAGTATTCTATCCTTAAGTGAACCAGTGATTAGTACCTTAAAAAACAGAATTTCGCAGGCGTTACAAAAAGAATCCCGAGCATTTGATGCCGCTATTGCAAATATAAGCCCGGGTTCATTTTATGATCTGTCCACTAGCTTATGGGCTAGTAGTACTCAAGAATTTATCGAAATATCTGGAAGACTTGCTGCTCTTTTAGCTGAGGCTCAGAGAAGGATAATAATTCCGGAAAGCTATTTAATTATCATAAAAGGAGTTCTAAATAGGCTCAACTTCACGCTTGTTATCAAGGCGGAGTTGCATGAAGCTCTTTTTGAAAATAGAACAGACGGTCATATTACGATTGAACTAATTGAAAGGGTCTTTTTGTCACCGGCAAACAAACTTTACAAGATTGGGTTAATTTACAACTCCACTAATCCTGATCCAGATGCAGCCGGCCCAAATCACGATAATTGTTGTTTGCTCTATGATGATAATAACAATCTAATCGGAGATCCGGCGGAATACTTCTATAGGGATTTTCTTGGCTTTGACCCCTCTAATGATGCAAGATTAAAAACAAAGCAATTTTATAAGAGACTAGTGGACTATGTCCAGAGTGATATTACAGAAGGTAACCTTAAGCAAGACTTATTCAATGCAATTGAAACTGTATTCTATGCTGATCAGACAGCATTGATTGACCCTATTGGGTTTATGGAAACCTATATTCCCGAAGGATGTAAGTCTAAATATGTTGACAAAATTCTAAGTCACTATACAAGACCCTTCATTAAAGATGTTTCTCTCATTCAGAGATCAGTAAATAAAAAGAGAATCACATTCGGTAACATAAAGATAGAGGGTCCAATCGACGAGTTTAATCAAAGAATTACGTTAGTTCCAGCAGAAGAGATAATAAATCTTGATCCGTCATCTTTATCTGAGTTCACTTTTGTAAAGATACATGGTAGACCATATGGACAGTAGTGATTACTTCCGAAATGAAGAAGTCCTTCTTGAGGAGTACAACAAAATCAAGGATCTATTACATGCCTGGGGAAAGTTCATCGATAATCACCTCATTGATTTGCTTAATACCTCCCCTTCAATAAATAAAGACCATCTCGAGATACTACCATCATACCGACTCAAAAGTGATACTTCATTAATTAAAAAAGCTTTTTATCGAGAGGCGAAGTACGAGGGCACCAACCCATTATTAATGGAAGATAAGATAGGAACGAGGATCGTAGTTACATTGAGAGAAGAAATAGACCCAATTGAAAAAATAATAGTCGATGAACAACGTTATTGGATTGCCAGGCGCAAGAGATCCTTAGGACAAGAGATTGAAAAGGATCCGAGTTCATTTCAGTATGATTCTCTTCATTTAATTCTTACTCCGACAGATGGATGCGATATATTTCGTACCTTAGAGGAAGAAGAAAGACAATACTATGTATGTGAAGTTCAGGTCAGAACTCTATTGCAACATGCATATGCACAGGTGGCTCATGACACTATATACAAGGGGCCATTTTCAGAATCCATCAATCTAGTTAGAACCTTGAGTACTTGTAATGCGTTAATGGAAGTAGTAGACAAATATTTTTCATCAGCAATTGAAGAGATGCGCAAAGATTCTGAAATAGAATCTTCATTCCTCAGAAAACTGAAAAAAATAGGGAAGGATCGTTTCGATATCAAGTATATAGATACCGAAATTGATTTTCCTCTTAATTATGATCTTCTACGGCTGTTCAATGGAACTGATATTGACCTTGAACGATTGGAAGCAACAATCATTAGGGAGAATGAAAATGTAAAAATACTCCTCAATGCCTTTACGCATTTCTTATCCAGGCAGCCAATCCTATTGCTAATTGCATACTACGTCTTGGACTATCAGCAAGATTTTCTTTACAAAAACTGGCCACTTGAGAGAGACATCCTCCGGGAAATTGTACAGAAGCTTGGCCATCGCTACAGACACTGAATTTACGAGATCTGTCTGACAGACAAACAGACAGAACAGACAAACCACAATTCACAGAAAAACAGCTACATACTGGGGCATCTCGTTTCTTCTCACCCCGACAAAAGAAAAATGGCCATCTCCGGCATGCCGGAGGTGGTTTTTTATTGACCTGCAGTGACAACAGCTTGCTGTTGAGAACGGAAGGGCGATAAAACAAACAATGCAGCGAAGCGAAATGACATTTTTCTTTTGGTCTAACCAATGGAAGTCCGTCATGACCGAGCCGCCGCCAGGCGGGGAGCGTCATGACAATCTTCTCACCCCGATTTCATCTAACCGTAACTAACAGTGTATTAGTCAACCGCATTTTATTCATAACAACAATCCTCCTTTTTAACAGCATAGATTTAAAACTCATCATGTAAATTCACCAAGTCTCAAAATATCAAGCCAAAAGACCAACTCACTCAAAAGTACAAAGTCGAATTTCAAACCATTATCATAGAACTAACCCCCCACCAAAACCTTCCAAAATAACCCGCGTTTCCTGCATATCATTTATTCTTTTGGGTTTAAGGATAACTGCCTCTAATTCTATGCGCTTGTATATAAATATCTTCCTGAATGCAAAAAATATCAACATTGGGCTCTGATAAAGCCGGGGGATTTGGCTCAGAATACAGTTACTCCGCCGGCGAACGCTTAGGTATAGACGTTGTGATTGGGAACCAGTGGAATAAGATGTCTTAATAAGGTCTGTTTGCCTCCATAATAGCTTATGGGGGTCTTCAATCTTGCCACAAAACTCATCGAAATAATATTTAAACAATGGCAACGATAGAGGTTCAGAAGAGCCGATCCAAGGACATACAAAGAAGGGCCCCGGGGAGGGGCCCAAATGTCATGCAATACAATCTGCCGAGCATCGCGGCTAAAATGAGTAATAGTTTTTATTAAAAGTAGAAAATTTATGAGAAGAATCAAAGTTTAATTGAATTGGGTTGTTAAACTTCAGATCATAGGAAGTATACTTTGCATCATTATTCAT